ACGCCGAAAACGGGGGATAAGTTGACTGCCATGTTTATTCCTCAAATTTGGGTGTGAACACCTGGGGCGCCCAGGGCAGCGGGCGGTCTTCTTGTTCCACCACGTTGACCATTTGTTCAGCCAGGCGGGCTTCAATCATGTTTTTGCCGTCGGCCATGGTTTCGGCTTTGATCCACTCCACGATCATGGGTTCGGTCACCTGGTCAAACGGTATGTTCATTTTAAGTTCACGAAAAAACCAATTGCCTTCCGTTTCAACGGTTGCAAACTGATTTTCAAGGCGGGCAAAATACCTAGCCTGGGTGATTAAATCACCGTCCGTTTTGATGCCAAGGATTTTCCAGGTTGTATTCATTAAAAGTTGCCCCCGCCAGTTCCACCCGTTGCGGTAAAAATACCTGTGGATGGATTAAATTTAAGTTTAGTGGATGACACCTTCGCGGGCAAGTTTCCGGTTGAATTAGTTACCCAAACAGGGTAGTAATCCGCGTTTGTTGATGTGTCGTCAGTAATTCCGATGTTTGCTGCGTTTGTTGCGTTTGTTGCGCTACCGGCTGATCCCGCGCTACCGTCAATTGAAACACCGGTCAAACTTTGACTGGCGCTGCTGCGGTTTAACGCAATCGCTGTCGTGCCAATGTAAACCGTGGAATTGCCCAGGACGGCCGAAGGGATCGTGCCGGACAATTGGCCAGCCGGAACGTTAGTCAGGCTGGCGCCCGATCCGCTGAACACCGTGGCCAACAATGTGCCGGTGGACGGGTTAAATTGAAATTTGGTGGACGACACATATTGTGTTGTCAGGTTTCCAGTTGTCTGATCTGCAAATAGCGGATACCTGGTTCCGTTTGTGGTCGTGTCGTCGGTGACGGTTGCGTAAGCGGTCGGCGTCACCCAGGTCGGGGCGCTGGCGCCATTTGACTGCAACACCTGGCCAGCCGAACCGGTTGAACCGGACACCGCCAACGTACTGCTGAAATCAATTGTTGTAAATTTGCCTGTTGATGCCGTAGTCGCACCAATCGACATATTGTTGATCGTGCCAAGGTTTGTGGGGGCAATTTCAATTGAACCCGAACCGGTTGGCTTCATGTGAACGTGGCCGGTTCCCGTGGGGCTTATGTCAATTTGCGCGTTTGCGCCATTGATGTTTGTGGAAACATTCAATGCAAGGTTGTCACCACCGCCCGCACCCCAGGACAATTGACTTGTCCCGCCAGCATTACGCAAAGCGCCGCCAGCACTTGTGGCGGCGTCAAAATACGGGCCAACAAACTTGGTTGTGGCCGTGATTGTTGTGCCTCTGACTGTGTTGGCCGTCGTGCCGCCAATTGCGGGCGGTGCGCTTAAATCCAACGTACCGCCCAGCGTCAAATTGCCGCTGGTGGTGACCGTGCCGGACAGCGTAATGCCGGACACCGTACCCGTCCCGCCAACCGACGTGACTGTGCCGACCGTGGGCGTTGCCCAGGATGGAACACCGCCAGCCAAGGTCAACACCTGGCCATTTGACCCAACGGCCAAGAATCCGGTGGCGCCAGCGCCCGTTTGATAGGGAACCGAACCCAATGCACCGCCAGCCAAATTTGTGGCCGTGGTTGCCGTTGTGGCGCTTCCAGCGGTGGTTGCCGTTGCGGCATTGCCATTGATTGATCCGGTGATTGTGTTAGTCACCGTCAAATCCAACAACGTGCCAAGGCCCGTAATGCCGGTGTAAGCGCCGCTGATCCTGGCGGTGTCAATGGTTCCGCTGGTAATTTGACTTGCGGCAACGGCAATGCTGGTCGCGGCCAAGGCGGTTAATTGGCCCTGGGCGTTAACCGTCGCGGTCAATGTTTGGCTGGCGCTGCCATACGATGCAGCCGCCACGCCGGTGTTGGCAATGCTGAACGTCGTACCAATCAGGGATAACCCTGTGCCCGCTGTGTATGTGCCCGCGCCCGAAAACTGCGTCCAAGGCATGGCGGTGACGCCGATTGTGCCGGTCGATGCTGCGGTCGTCACCCAACCGGTGTTCAGCAATGACGTTCCGGCTTCAATGAACGTAAACGCGCCTGGCACTTCCGACCAGTTGTTCATGTCTGCGGTGCGCGTCCAACCGCTGGCGCTGGCTGCATAAATGCCGTTTTGCGCCTGGTTGGTTTGATTTTTGACCAAAATGCGGTCGCCCGCGGTCAATGTGGATGGCCAATCGCCACCAGCCTGGGTCGCCAAGCCGGACAACGTAATGTTGTTGGTGGTCGTGTACAAACACGACGCTTTAATGTCCAAACCTTGGGCAACCGAATCAACATATGCCTTGTTGGCCACATCAGCGTCCGCGGTTGGCGCTGCGGCCACCTGAACGGTTGTGAAATACGCTGCTGCGGGGGTGTTGCCACCAATCACCGACGAATCAATCGTCGAATTCGTAATGGTTAACCCTGATTGTATTGGGTTAATTGGGGCAAAAAAAGGCGTCCCCGCGGGGCCAACAAAATATTGCAGCGCAAACGTTGGTTCAGGATCAAAAACACCCTGAACCGGTACGATGTTGATGGTCTGTTTGTTGGCGACCTGATTGGTCATGGTTTACCCCGCGGCCAACGGTGTCACATAGCATTCGCCGTTTGCAGCCGTGCCAATAATACGGATGTAAAACGTATTGCGCGGGGCTGGAACCACAATCGGGTAATTCATTGTTGGGGGCAAAATGATCCCAGGCGTTGAATTTCCAGTCGTTGGAACAGCGGGTGTTGACGTGCTGGCAGCCGTGGTTCCCAGCGTCACGACAACGGACGCGCTGCCGGTGTTAATCAACGACACGTAATTGTTTTCAACATTCGATTTGGGTTCGATTGCCAGGGCGGTTGAAGCGGAAGCCGGAACCGTAATTCGGTAGGTCGGCCCATTTGGTCTAAAACTTGGCAGCATATTCGTTCCCCTTTCTTGGGAAATTATAAAGTTTCAAAAGGAAAAAGCCACCCCTTTTGAGGGCGGCTTTCCCGATTATTTTTCCATCCGATTAAGGAAGGAAAGTTAGGTCGTAACCGTAAATGAACACGTCAGCGGTGGCTGCTGCGCCCTGTGCGGTTGTGCAACGGATATACAACGGGGTTGTAGTAATTGAAGCGGTCGAAGTTGCAGCGGTTACAACAACGGCTGTGGTGCTGTTGTTGCCACTCAAAGCATACGCCGATTTCACCGCAGTACCAGTTGCACCTGGGCCGGTATAAACGGCCAATTGTGCGGTAGTCAAACTGATTGATGCGTTGGCAACGATGATGCTTTGAACGCTGACATTACCAGCCACCAAAATTGGGGCGATGGTATCTGCGACTGCATTCAAATCAACGCCCTGGGCCGATGCAATCAGGCGTAGCGCCTGGTTGGTTGCAAGGTTTGAGGGGTGATTACTAGCGGTTACTGCTGGGCCTGGATTAGACATGATCTGTTTCCTTTCTTGGTTGTCGGTTGATGATTAGGCTGCAACGCGGCAAGCAAGTTCGGGGTACAAAGGCGCCCAACCGTACAGCACATCCAAACGGGTTGGGATGCTGTCGTTGTTGATCGTGTACTGACGAACCACGCGAATTGACAAGCCAAGTTCCTTATCGGAAGCGCGGCCAGCGAAATGAACGCCATCAGGCAATTCCAAGTCAGCAGTTGCCAACGTGAACGCATTGCGGTGCATGATGATGTTTTGTGGGCTGACTTCGCCGCTGTTTGCGAACGGGGTCACCACGGCGGTTGCGCTGGTAGCAGTAACAGTCACGTTTTGGAATTGACCGCCGGTGATGATGGCGGGCGAAACGGTTACTTGTGTGCCAGGTGAAGTTGCAACGCTGGTTGTGGCAGTCACAACGAAGTTGCGAAGTTTGCCTGAACCGTAGGCTGCGCGGCTTTGTGGGTTAACTGCATACACGCCAGCAATTTGGATCACGTCGCCCTGGTTCAAAGTCAAACCAGCGGATGCAACCAAAGTGATGGTGGATGTAGAAGCCCAACCGGTGGACAACGAACCAGTAAAGGTCGAAGTGCTGGTGGCCAAAGTTCCGGTGTAACTGCCGAAAGTTTGGTTTACAACGTTCTGATCCATTTTCCAGTTCATGCCGCCCGAATCACGGCCCATAAGACCTTTTTGGAATTGGGTGCTGACTTGGTTTTGTGGATTGAACAAACCTTTGAGGCTGTCAACGATAGTCGCGCTGGTGAACGGCTCAATAATGCAAGAACGACGACCATCGCGTGGTGCGCCTTCAGAATCAAGGTATGCCTGGCCGGTCAAATAAGTGATAAGACCAGTTGGGGGCGTACCAGCAGTTCCAACGATGTTGGCGGTATTGTTTTTTGCCATCGAAAGACCGTCAAAGTCAATCTTGTTGGCAATAGCAGCAATGGCCGGTTTCAACACGCGGTCGCTGAACATATCAAGCGACAACGCCAAATCCTGGGTCGTGAATTGGGTATCCACGTGGAATTGGGTTGACAGCGTGACAGGGACGCTAGTTTCGTTGAAGTCTTCAACGTTAAGGGCGGGGCCGGTAGTACCGATGAAACGACCAGGACGGCGAACGTTCAGCGTGTTACCAATTTTCGCGCCAGTTACAGCAAATTGATCGTCATACTCGCGGTTTACTTCGCTTGTAAAAGTCAATTCGTTTTCCAAGACCATCAACGCTTCGTTGGTGATCTTGCTAATGGTAAGCAAATTGTTGGACATGATTTTTTCCTCAAAAATGGGTTAAATGTCAGCGGATTCTACGTGCTGCGCGGGCTGCTTTCCATTGCTGATACGAACCATGGAAATTGCCATCGGCATCCAGGCCCGCGTCAACGGTGTTAACTGCACCACGCAGCGGCGAAATCGGCGCTGGCGCTTTTGACTTCCCAACAGTAGGCTTCACTTCAGGGGCGCTTACCTTCGAATCCCTCTCATAACGGGCTTCAATTTTTCCAATTTCGCGGACGGCTGAAACAAGCGACATTTCGGACAACTTTTTTGCAAACTCGGTGTTTTCAGCCAAGTAATACAAAATTCGCGGCCCATGCTCTGATTCGATAATTGCATCGCGCACCGGATCGCTTACGCGAACGTCGCTGCTTTGCACCATGTCGTCAAAGTCCGGCATCTCCGATTTCACCGCGTTCACACGATCTGCCCAGGCTTTGAATTTCACTTCCTGTTCAGCCGCGGCCTTGCGGTTCAAATCTTGTTGATCCCGTTCTGCCATCTTTTTATCAGCGGTATATTCGGCCAACGCTTTCGCGTATTCGTACATATCGCTGAATTGTTCCGGCGTAGGTTCCTCGCCAATGTCATCCTGTGGCGCTTGCGCCTGGGGGGTGACTTTGCCTTCCAGTTCCTTCAGCCTGGTTTCCAATTGTTCACGTCTTTCACGTTCTACGCGGGCTTCCTCGCGGGCCGCTTCACGCTGTTTCGTGATCTCTGAAAACCGCCTTTCCAATTTTGGATTAGGTTTGCGTTCCTTTTGATCGTCTTCTGTTGTCGCGTCATTCCCTTCCCGATCTTGTCCACTCTGATCGTCCGCATCCGGCTCGGCAACGGCGCTTTTCGCGTCTTCGTTGGCCGCCACGGGGGCTGCGGGTTCCGAATCAACTAAACCAAGTTTTTGGGCTGTGAATTCCGCTAAATTTTCGCTTGTTACGATGTTACTCGCCAGGCGTTCTTGCACTTCCGACATAGGTTTATCCTAAGAATTAACCCAATGAAAACCCATTGGTAGG